GTCATTATTAGAGGTCCTCCAAAGAAGAATCTACGAACAGGTTGAGTAGACTCCAACTTCTCTCTGTCATTAATAAGACGCTCGAGTACAAACGAGCGAATCTCATTTATGAAATCAGAGCTGATCAAATCAAGGTTAAAACCGTGGTCCCGTGAGGGATCCCACAGTAAGGCTAGACGGGATATAATCCGTCCAGACTCAACCAGATTTGACAGTCAATCGCGATGGTCCATCTCAAAGAGGACTTGATCGATTGAAGAAATCAAACTATCAATTCTGACTGCTAGGAGCGCGGAGCTGATCCTCATCGCTGAGGACAACTCCCCACTTGCAGCAGGGATAAAACCAAAAGGACCTAGTATTGTTCATTTAACCAGGTCACGGGCCCGCTCATTAAGAGTTGGGACCCGACCTGAGAACATACTATTCAGATACTCTGCATTCAAATGAACCCCTTTATTAACCATATCCAAGAAGACGGAACTAATTCCGCCGACGGATTTCATGGCTACTAAGAGGTTCTTTGGACCAATAGGAGAGACATTAATACCTTTATGGAAGGTCTGTTTCGCGAATTCAAATGAATGAACCGAGATAAGACTCTTCGAAAGGTTAATGCCTACACCAAGTACATCACTCATAATATAGTGATAGGACTTGGCTACCGATTGGTCCGCGATGACAACGTCGTCACCCAGAACTGCGTACAGCTTAAAGTTAGGTTTCCCTACTCTAGCTGCCGCAATCTGAACGATGACGTGATGAGTCAATGCAAGCATTGCTCATGAGCTCAAAGCTCCCATCGCCTGACCAACAGAATATCTGACAGTAACATCTTCCGAGATAAATTTACTCGTAGATTTACTGAACCTTAAGGTCCAATCTCTTTCAACCATGACCTTTCGTCATGATTGACTGAATTGATAACCGAATACAACAGTTAATATATCCTGTTGTATTTGAATAGGCAATCTGTCAGTAGCAGCGGAAAGATCGTAGGAGTGGAACGCATCCACCAACCCTCCCTTCCAGGCATCTATTAGATAACCTAAAGGGCGAAGTTGGTCGAACGTACCATCCATCGGAATTTTCTTCAACATTGCGAAGATAGCCGAATGGAGTGGTTCGTTAACGGATTGTGTTATAACATCCGTGATCGCGAACACTCTTATCTTTCCTGCCGCCTCTTGCTTCAACGCTAGTCTCCCAAGGTGCAAAGGCTCCGGATTTAAGTCCGAGAGAACCTGAGCTCCCGAGGGGAACATTCTGTTGAAGAACTCAAATCCACCTGGTAGTTGGTAGCAATAACGCTCCAACTCAACCAGTAAATCAGGATTTTGAGACCATGCAATGATATCGTGAAAGATACCTTGTATGGAAGAGGGGTGATTAGGTCCGGCTTTTCCTGAGTAAAAGAGCTTTACAGGGGAAAGGTGTTCCAATTTTGGTAACCTTACCTGTAAAGACTCGAGTCCCGCCTTAACCTCGTGAAGAGGTAAGGTATCATCACGACCTGTAAAAGGGTCAGTGATAGTGGAGAGTTTCAACTCTCCCGGGATTGACATTACACGGAAAACGCTAAGGATTGTAAGACTAACTCGCAACGCCCCAGGGTCCAGCAGTCTCATACGAGATCTGATAGGCCCGGGGATAATCCGAGGTAGTCCCCCCGTCAGATCAACAGGAACACCTAGAGATAGGGTTACTATTGATCCACCGATGAAGCTTTGTACGATCCGAACACACTCCTTAAGATATATGACAGTAAATTTTCTGCCATTATTCTTTATAAGAGTCTGTATCCGAGATGCAAACTTCATCAGAA